GCCACGTAGTTTTAAAATGTTAAGTGTATCAAACGGGACCGGGTGAATCCCCATGGTAATGTTTTTCAATAAATTCCACGTTGATGGTGGCTTCATTGTTGTTATGGTAGGCAGAGGAATTTCGTTGCATGGATTAGTAAATGTCATTGCCAGCGTAACAGAAACAAACTTCTGTCTGATTCGAAAGTAAAATAAAAAACGTTATTCTCGTGTGCCCAGATTATCTGGTCTGTGCATGCATTATAACCGAAATTGCCAAAAGAGTCAAGGCACCATTTCACCATTTCCTGCACGTGAATCTTGTTTTCTTCCCAGTCTGCGGGCCATAATGGCGCTTTTGGCTTTACCCAAAACCATGTATCGTTAAACCCACGCACGGTGGCTACTGTTTCACCAATGACTGACGGAATTGCAAGATCTGAGTGCATATCCTTAAAATACAAAATGCTTTTAATGGATGTTGCCACATCATAGCCCCGCAGTTTCTAACACTGATTTATTAAACTCCACGTCAGCAACGAAATCCGTAAATTTGTGCTGCCAGAATGTTGGCTCAATCCATTTAAATACTAACTTAACTTGTTCAGTATTTAGTGTCGCCAAGAAATTTACACCGCTGTTACAATTATACAGCACCCACGGACTGACGCGACCGTTCACGATCATGTTACATAGTTTGTTACTTGAGACCTTCGTAAACGACTCTGCAAGTTGAACACCAGCCTCGTCTGCTACTGTTTGTAGTTCAGTCAGCGTCCGTGCTAACGCATCTGATGGATGCTCTTTGCGTAAGTGCGTATACAACCACTCATCGTAAAATGCGTCCTTTGACCACTGATCTAACTTCTTGCTTTCCTTTAGCAAATAGTCTGTAAACATGCCTGTGTTCACACATCGTATTTGGACCAAGTATTGCCCAAACTTTACAAACGCACTGTAATAGGCAGAGTCTGAAAAGTCAGCGTATGTTTTTGTTTTGGCACTGCCTTGCGTCATCTCATAAAAACGCAAGTATGCTCTGAAGCCAAGTTGAACGCCAGTGTCTTTTTCTTGTTGTGCTCTTCGTTTTGACTCGCAAAGGTGCACAAGTAAAGTGCTTTCTTTACTGAACGATTTCTCGCAATGTTTACAAACAAACTTCACGCTTGTTTGCTGCACAACATTATCCACATTAGTTCTTTCATGTCAATATTAATCGCAGCAATGTTTAATGCCTGTGTCCTGTCTTTAACGATTGTAATTTTGTTGTCTTTAGTTACTGCCCAAGCACGGTCAGCATACGACAAAATACTTGTGTGCCCTATTAAAGAACCCATTGAGTGATTGTTTCCAATCCTGATACTTACATTTTTAGTAAGGTATTTGTCCGTAACAAAACCACGCTTGACCGCAATTTCATTCATCTCAAAATAAAGTTGAGTCATGTTAAAACTCTTTCTTAATTTGCTCAGGCGTCATGCCCAAGTCCTTTGCCATTGTCTTCCACACTGATGGCTCGTTCACCGCTATCAATGTTTTTAGATCATCTTCCTTGTAAGTTGGATACTGCTTGCGTAAAAACTTCATTAGCTTTGAATCGCTGCCTTCCTTCTTCTTCATGGAGATCCATTGATGATTCTGATTGCCCATCCCTGGCGATATAGTTGTGACTGTGAGCCACTGTAACTTCTCATGCTCTTTGGGAATAGAGAAAAAGTTCTTGTTCAACTTTGTGTTTGTCGACATCAAGTAATACGCTTGCATGTCGGAACTACCACCAACACTACTGCCATAACGGATCATCAAAAAGTTGCTAAACCTCTTCTTTTCCTCAACAGTCAAGCTATCGTAAAAGCCACGATCTTTCCTGTCAAGTGCTGACATTTCGTAGTTAACGGTAAGTTTTGCGCTTTTAAATTCTGTTGCCATCTTAGTCTTTCAATATGTCAAATATAGTGCCATACTCTGTTTTAAACTCGTCACCACCGCGGAATATGTTAATCCATTTTCTACGATACACAAACTTTAAACACTGCCATTTACCACTCCCATTCAACTTCACCGGATACCAAGCGAACCACTTTTCCCATGACGTCATTTTTTGCCATGGCTCAGGTTGCTGTGGGCGATATGGTGGGTTATGCCACGGCGTATTTGGGTTTACCATTATAGCAGGAACGGGCACGTTTTACCAAGCTTTCTGATAGTCCACCACTTCGCTCTGGCGACTGATTTCTTTCACAAAAAACGCACATAGCGGCTTGTCTGTCTTGTCCTTCAGCGGCACTGCTAACATCTGTCCAGGTTTTAACTTTGGGAAATACCACTTTACGTCTTGATAGATGTCAATCACTTCCACTGACTTAAACTCTGGCTTAAAGCCAGCAATAGGGTTAAAGCAAAATACGTTAAAGCCGCGATCGTTAATGCTTGTAAGCGGCACTACTTCTAAGTCGCCCAAGTCCGGTTCGCCAATCAAAATCTGCCAGTCCACTGGCATACGAATAACATCGTCTCCAATTTTCAACACCAAAGCTGGGCTGTTGAAGCTTTCCAAAAAGATAAGTGGAATGTAAAAATAATCTGGTTCCTTTGGATTACTGTTATCAAAGACGCAGAATCGCAAATCGTCAATCTCGTCTGGAATCTCGTCCATTGGATACGAAATGTTGTCTAAAGTTAATATACGCAAACTATTCTCCTATTGTTGTTATTATACTACTGCCACGCCACTTTTACAATACTATATTGATAGTTTGACTCAGTGTAAAATGCTTTTCGTTTAGTCAAATGACGCTTCGCAAACTTACATGATGACGTAATGTCATAAATGTTAACAAAGTCTTTATCTTCCGCTTTGCGCAAGCCGCGGCCAATGCTCTGTATCACCCGTATAAAACTCTTACCAGGTTCAATCAAAAACACGTTAAACACTCGCGGCACGTTGATACCCACCGCAGCAATGCCATAAGTGCAAATCGTCACGCCATTATCAGACGTTGCAATGGAATCATACTGCTCTTTGCGGTTTGCTGATTTAGTTGCGCCACTTAAAAATACTGCGCCAGGGATCAAACTCGCCAGCGTCTTGCCTGCTTCCACACGGTCAACCAGCACCAAAGTATTGCCGTCCACACTTGCTTTCTCAATCAGTGCTGCCATGTATTGGAGGCGACCTTCTGTTTCGAGCAGATATTTTAGTTCATCTTGATACTGTTTAAATTCTGGGTGGTCAATCATCTGCACAATGTTAACATGGCAGTTTGACAACACACCTTTGTCTTGTAAGTCGCTTGCCTTGATTGTGCCCACCACTTCACCAATGGCAACCTGTAGTGACCGCTTCTCAAAATCTTCTTTAGGGATTGTGCCCGTCACAGCCCAGCGTATTGGAATATGCGCCATCACTCCAGTCAGCATACCAAGTAATGCGTCTGCTTTAATGCCGTGCGCTTCGTCAATCATCACGCATACGACATCTTCAATAAACTCGCCAAACGGAATCTGTGCTTCACCGTTCTTTGTGTTCTTAAACAGTGAGTTGAGTGATTGCCATGTGCAAATAGTGTGCGTTTTTGTGTATTCTTTTCGTGTGCCAAAGAACACACCCACATCAAGTCCCATGTTAATGTAGTCACGCTCTGTTTGCAGCACCAAGTCTTTGCTTGGCACCACGACGATTGTCCTGCCATACGGCTCGCACTTGTGACTCAGCACTGCTGTCATGATAGTTTTACCACTGCCAGTTGCAAGACACTGAATGCTCTGTGTGTTTTCTAAGAATGTGTTGATTGCTTCAACTTGATAGTCACGCAACATAATGGGCTCGCCCTCATGCTCGTGTCCTTTGGGCCATGCTTTGTGTGCGTAACTTTTTTCGTGCACTGCGTCAAACTCAAACGTGGTATTGTACTCACGCAAGTCCTCAAGCGTGACATCGTAGCCAGCACTGTCAAGCATAGGTAGAATTTCACCAAGCAAGTTGATGTAAGTGCTGCCACCAAGTTGTGCAAATGTTTTACACCCGTCCCAACGCCCAAGTTTGCATGCGGGGGTGAATCTGGCTCCAGGTATCTCGTACTTGAACTTGCCTACAAGTTTCTTCCTTGTATTCAAATCCAAGTTTTCTATCTTGCAGTTTGTTTCATCTTTGATTATTATTCGTGCTGTAGTCATTTATGTTGTAGGTAAGGTCTCGCAATGGTAAACAACTTTGCGGGCGGCACTAAGCATACCCTTTTTGTTTTTACCATGCATCAAATTAGCGTACGACACCAATACTGGAATGCTATTGGCTTCTGCCTCTAACGCAGTTGTAGTGTACACTAATTTCGCAGAAGGATCAATCGGCTTACCGCTCGATTTGATTATTTGTATTTCATTAGGCAGAAAGTATTTATCCTGAACTGATGTGTCGTGTTTAGCATAAATTGGGTTGTACACCACAATAGGCAAACGATTCACCTTAATAGCCCATTTCACAACCTCTTCAAAGTTATGCTTTGAGCCAATTTCATGTTGTGTGCACAGTTCCACAAACTGTTTGCCGTCCGTTTCAGTCAACACCTCTTTGATGTCGTCACTGACTTCGTAGCATAGCTCGCCCGCGTAATCCACCATCGTGTAAATGTCAGTCGTGTCAACGTTCTTGCTTGCCATGTATTCAAGCATTGACTGTGGCACGTTTTCAATCTCAAGCTGATGGTTATCGTTCACCACCAGCTTAATGCTTTGTGATGGACCGTTCTCAATCTCCACGATTTGTGCAAACAGCTCTTGTACTGACTCATCAACTTCAAACTTGTTATGTTGAGCAAACGCTACCGCCCAGCTTACATTATACTCTGTCAATGCAAACGACCACACTCGCTCCTCAACGTCCCACTTTGCATTGCCTTGGGACACTTTGGCGACTGCTCGCAGTTGTTCAATGAGCATGTTCTGATACGGGAACCGCGCATGCAGCCTGCCGTTAACAAGGCTCAGACCCGTAGACCTGTCAACTACTCGTATCGTTGACCTGAAATTTCTGTGCGTTGGAATCTCAATGCCTTCCTTCTCGAGTTGGCTCTTGTATTTGCCAATGATGCGCAGGATCAAGTTCGCTTGCTTGTCAGTGTAAGTGTCCTTAGCAGCATTCAGCGACACTAAAAACGCAGTCTTATCCACGATGTCAGACATGTCGCTGATGAACTTTTTGTCAAATGCGTTAAGGAATATCGCTTGCCTTGATACTGTCCAAGGCGCGAACGGATTGCCAGTCGCGTCAATGCGACTGTTTAGAAAAAGAACGTAGTCCTCAATGTGGGGGAATTGTTTTAATGGCATCAAGGTATTCCTGTGGTGGAGGTTCAACATACGTTACCCCCGTTTTTGGGTTGACTAACTCCCACTCTTCCCCATTAAGTACCGGGTAAGGCTGGCCGTCTGCAAACAAAAGCAGTTTACGATACGCGGCTTCCTCTATCAAGCTTTGGTAAAAAGACGTTGGATACGAAGCTTCGCGCACTTTAACCCAGTTAAGGATGGCAGTAAGATGCCCTACTGTCACATCCTTAAGTTTAGTTTGCCTTCCGTCAGCACTCGTCCATGTCCGTTCACGAAACTCCAGCATCGTTGCCATGTTATGCAGTCTTCATCACAGTAGTTTGGGCCATTGCCTTCCAACGAGTTGGGAAGCTCTTACGCAAGTCGGCAATTTTCAGTGCCGTACGTAGAGACACTTCGCGCAGTTTAGTGTGGTTAGCAAACAAAAAGTCGATGATCTCGGCTTCTTCAACTTTGCTAAACTCGTAGTCGTTAAACAGTTCACCAGTGTTGGCAATCTGCTTGATACGCAGCAACTTGTCGCGCACTGTGTCCAGTGTCAAGTCCAAATAGTGGCAACGTGACTCAAGTGCCATCAAGTGGTCTTGCAGCTTCTTGGACTTGATGTTTTCAAACTTCAAGTTGGTAATGAAGATGATCGAACCTTTGAAGTCAAACGTGCGTGGGATGCCTTCGCGTTCCAGCACACTTGACTCGCTGTTCCAGCAAATCTTGCGACGCTTGGAGGTGTCCAGTGCAGCCTTCAGCAAGTTCAACGACAAGTCATCATAAAACAACATGTCACAGTCATCAAACACGAGCACACAATCTTTGTCGCTGAACTCGTACAGTTTCTGATACAAGCCAATGGGTGTAGCAGCACCTTTGACAACGTCGCTACGGACACGCTTGTTTTGGATCTTGTCAAACAGTGATGCTTTTTCAATCTCAAGTTCAACGCCAAAGCTCTTGCCAACACCAGGAGGGCCAGTAACAATCATTGCGCGGATGTTGCCTTCGCATGCAGCCTTTGTCATGTCATGCAGGATGTCAAAGCGTTCAGCAATACGAGCCATCACTTGCTCGTCAGTTTCTTTGCTGGTAGCAACTTCTGCTGCCTTAGCAGGAGCAGTCAACTCTACGCTTTGCGCAAAGTACTCGTCTTCTGACACGAACTCGTAAGCAGAAGGAGCAGCAACACCAATACGGATGTTACGATCTTTCTTGAAGAAAGCGCCGTTAACAGTAACGTAACCACCTTTGGTACCAGTCTTGAAGTGCTCAACGAGCGGCAAAACAACACCCTTAACGGATTTGTTAGCGTAAGTACCTTTTGTGATTTTAACGTATGCTTGAGCCATTTTTAAATGTCCTATGTTGTTGCGCTATGTGGTTATTATAGCGCAGTTCTGGGGGTAAGTCAAGCACTGATTTCAGCTGATTTTACGCTGGTTCCCTGAGAATTTCCCAAGCTGTTGCTTTTAACGCACACTTTTCGCAGATTTCATCACGTATTTCTTGACGAAGAGCAAGCCAAGCAGCCACTTTTTCGTAAGATCCCCAGCAATCTTTGGGTGCGTCGTTAGCAAGCCACTTGCCAAGTGCAATAACAGCCCCCATCGTGTTTGACGGATGTGCGTGACACGCGGCGCTGACAAGATCGTTAGCAAAAAACGCAGTAAAAAAGCTACCTGGTGCGAGGCCAAGGACTACATAGTTGTAAGCCACAGTTGACCATTCACCAGGGACTTCCCAATTCCGCGTAGAGTCGCGGAACCTGCCAAGGATATCTGTACGCATAGTTACCTGCTTATTGATCGTTGAGGCCTTGATCCATCCACTTTTTAATAAACACAGTTTCGCTTGGCGACAACATGCCTGCCACTGAGAACGTTGACAACATCATTTGATATGCTGGGACAAATCCACCCAACTTATCTGCAAATCCTTGGAAAGCGTCCAAGTCAACCTCGCGGAAGCCGCTTGCGAGCGCCGTCTTGAGGCCAAGTGCTTTGTTGAAATTGTCCTTTGACGAGCATAGCGCATGCTGGACTCGCACTGTGCGAGTGTTGTAATCCATCGTGAACACAAACGTTGCGCCGCCCAAATTGCTCCACGTGCCGTTCTCAAGGCGTGGGCGAACATAGCGAATAACTTGTACTGGTTGAATCATTTTATTTCCTTTAATGTGAATGGTGCGCCCTGCAGGACTTGAACCTGCGACCAACCGATTATTCTTACTTCGATAGGTGACTTACAAAAATCACCTATCAACGTGAGTCGGCTGTTCTAACCAACTGAACTAAGGGCGCACTAAGATTTATTTCGTTGGCGCGACTGGTTTGATCCAGTTTGCCACTGTTGCAGTGCCTGCGCCCACATCCTCACCAAGGCCACGCACTGTGCCTGCCACTGTGCTGCACCCTGTCAACATTGCGATTGCAATAGCGACTACTAACTTACTCATGATAGACTCCTATCTTTGTTACGATACTGGGATTATATGATAGATTTGAGCAAAAGTCAAGTGTTTTTAACTTGTTTTGACACGTATTTCCACGTATTCAGAGCGAAAATACAGCACAAAAATATTAGCAGCCACTTACTAATAGGACTCGTCCAGAAAACACCAAAGTCTCCATCACTGAGCAGCATCTGCCTGCGGAAATATTCTTCCAACCCAGGGCCCAAGATAAATCCCATAATAAACGTAGCAATAGGCAACTCAAGCATCACAAAAATGTACCCTACAATGCCAAACAAAGCAACAAGGTAAACATCATCCCAATTATTGTGAAAACTGTATGTACCAATGCAACATAAAAACAGAATAATGGTGAACAGAGTTTTGTACGGAATTTTGAAGAACGTTAACCACATCCTAACGAGTGGCACGTTGACTATAAGCAAGAAAATATTGCCAATCCACATGCTGGCAATCACACCCCAAAACAATGCAGAGTGGTTAACCATCAACATGGGCCCTGGCTGAATCCCTTTGGCAAGCAACAATCCCATAAACAATGCCATCATTGCAGTTTCAGGAATCCCCAAACTAAGTAATGGCACAAAACTTGTCCTTGCTGCTGATTCATCCGCTGCGGCTGGTGATGATATCCCTTCAATACTGCCAGTACCAAGTTCATTTTTAAATTTGCTTACTTTGCCTTCAACTGCGTACGATGCAAATTGAGCAATAATTGGGCCGCCGCCTGGTAGTAACCCAAACAAGCTGCCAACAAAACTTCCACGCACTGCACTTATCACAATGCGTTTCATTTCAGCCCACGTTGGTATCATTTTTAAGTCGCCAATGGTTTGATAGCTGCTATCTTTGTTGTTAATGTTTTTCACTAACTCCGCGATGCCAAAGCAACCAATTGCAATGACTACCAGGCTAATGCCGTCCACTAAGTAATTTTGCCCAGCAGTAAACCTCTGTACACCACTGTTAAGGTCTGTACCAATCGTGCTAAGTAAAACACCAAGCAGTGCCATCCCTATGCCTAATAATAAACTCCTCGATGCAAAATATCCAACGCAAGCAAATGCAGTAACGATAATCATCACATAATCAGCAGGGCTTATCAATATAGCTATCTTGCTTAACAACGGAGCAAACATCACAATCATTATGAATGCTATTGTACCGCCAATAAAACTGCTAACTCCAGCAGCAAATAATGCCAGACCTGTTCGTCCCTTCTTATGCATCTCATTTCCGTCAATACACATTACGACTGAACTTGCATGTGGTATCTTCATGATTATCGCAGATACATTGTCGCCATATTGTGCACCGTAGTAAATGCCTGCCATCATTATCATCGCTCCATCCACTGGCATCATGTATGCGAGTGGTAGCAATAGGCTTACTGTTGTGGGTGGGCCAATTCCAGGCAGCACACCAATGGCAGTTCCCACCATGCATCCAATAATGCAGTACATTAAATTCTGCAAGGTAAGGGCATGTGAAAAACCCATCATTAAACTTTGCATCGTGTCCATCATATCACCGCAAAGTTTAAATTAAGCAACTCTTTACCAGCTACTGAAAGGACAAGCAAAATCAAAATAAGCTTTATACTCGTTTTTACCGTAACATTAGACACTGCCGCAGTGAGTGGAACAAAGATTAATATCCCCAACAACACGTTTACGTGTGATGATATAAAGGCGAAGATCGTAATGGCACCCGCAACTATTAAAATGTCACGAAATTGAAACTTGTTCAATGGTGCTTGATGTGTATTTCCTGACAATATTACTAATGTGCCTACTACAAATAGCAATATGCTAACTAGTAACGGGTATAGACCAGGACCAGGATGGTTAAAGGTACCAGTGGAATAATGTGTTAAACTAACAATACCAAACACACACGAAGCTAATATAAAAATTAACCCCGCGATACGTCTTTGATTCATTACACAATTTCTTCAACAACGCCTAAGATTTCAGCAATAATAATCATTACACCAGCTGATACTACTCTGTTGTTAATTAGCAATGCACCGGCGACCACACGCAGCAAACTCTTAATAAAACTAATGTTACGGTGAAGCACTGGATCTGGTGGTGCTAATTCTTTTGGGCTGTGCCCTGGGCAACGTCCCTGATTAAAATCACAGGACGGTGAATATTCTTTACCGCATGTTTTGCATTTTTCTGTCATTGATCATCTCCTTAAAATCTATATCCAAATCTCGCAATATCTTCTGCGCAACATTGGTCAACAAGTTTGCGCGACTCATCAGTATATAAATCTTTGTACTCCGATAGCTTTGGTAATGACAGTGGTATGTCAGACTCAAAATAATCTTGAATAACTTTAAATTCAATCTCAAGACGCTCAACACGGAAAATAAATTCCGATTGATACAGTTTACCGTCACGAGTATACTGCGCTTGGCTTAATTGCGACTTTGGCGGCTTCTTTACTGAAAGTCTAGATTTTAAGTAAGCATTGAAATCTGGATATTCACGTGAATTTGGATGGAATGCCCGCTTATTATTGTTAATGCTATCATCTAAAAATTCTTCAAACCATAAACGCCATGGGTTAACTACAACCATAATAGTCTTAGCCCGTGGGTAAAATTTTTCAACTGTCTCCAATGGAGCACCAGTTATAGTTAGCTGCTGGTTATACACAAACCGCTTTTCAGCTTTTGGCTCTTGCCAAAACCATGCTCTGACGGAATCAATATGTCTACCCGCAAGTCTTGGGGTTATGAATGTAAAATAACTATCATCAGTTTTGTACGTTATCATAAAGCGTACCCCAACGAGCTAAATGCATTCGTGAACTTATCAGTGGCCCGTTTTGTGTAAAATTCAGGCATTACGCTTCGAGCAAATTCTATGTTTTTTACAAAGCGAAGAGCATTAGCTTTCCACAGCTCTTTGGTATATTCAGAATCTGTCAGTAAACGCTGATTTAATGTAAGAGCGGCTAGTATGCGCTTATACGGCTCTTGTATGTCATCGTAACTATGGTCAACAACGTCGTCAAACATATCCATTCCCATATTACGCAAAAACTTTACTGTCCCTGCGCTACACATCAGAATAGGAAAGTTACATCCGTAAATACTGTTCAATGTTTTCTCTGTCAGCAAAAATGCCGACTCATTAAATGAAGTCTCTGAAATTATCTCGACGAACGAGTTTGCATAATATTTAGATAACGAATTCGTAAAGTTTGCTGGGTTATTGTTGCCGCCACCAACGCTATCATAAATTCCGTAATTGTCCGTTATTTTACCATCGTTACTACTGTTAAAAGCAATAATTCCTTCTTCGATTATTGCTTGAACCTCAGACGAAGCGCCAGAATAATCCCACATTGTTGCATCTGTTGCAAGATTAATGTCAAGCATGCATGAAATTTGTCCGTGCTTATGCAAGCCCATACCATATATCATTGCCACCAACACCGCACGATGCAACCTAGGATTCCTGTTAAGTGATACAAATATTGAGTCACTGTCAAAATTCTTGTTCAACA